TGTAATCTACCTAATCCAGAACCTGCACCAGCTGTCATTCTCATCTATGCATCTCTTTTTAAATCTTTAATTAATTTCATGTTAGTGTCATGATAAGAATTAGATTTAGCTTCTCTTACATCATAAACAGCTTTATCTTCACCTTCGTGAGAAGGTTTTTTTAAAGTATCAAGATCCTTATTAGAAACAGGGTAAAGATTTTTAGTATTTTCTTTTACTGTTTTTTCAGTAGATTTCTTAAATTTTTTTTTGAAATCTTTTTCGTCTGACATAATTAACCTCTTTTAATTTTATTAATAAAAGATTTATTATCCGAACTAAAATTTGAATTTCTTTTTAATTTAGATATAAAAGCTCTATTATCACTATTGTAATCAGAGTTGCCTTTAGTCTTATCCTGAATAGTTTTTGCAGCAGCTGCATCCATATGTGGTGGATGAGCTTGTGGTCCAAAACCTGCAGCAGCTCCACTTGAATTGTACTGAACAGGTGTTGTAGTAGTCACTTGAGTTTTAGTCATTAGTATATTCCTCCAGTTATATTTAGTTTTTTCATGAAGTTTTTTTCTTCTTCTTCACGTCTTGTTTGTTGTTGTACTACTTCATCTCCAGGATCTTGCATAGCTTTCTTAATCATCGCTGCATCATCAATACATCCAGGATTTTTTTCATAAAATCTAGCATTAGCTGCTTTAACATCTTTTACACTAAAGTTTTCAGTAGTGTAATTAGGTTCTTTGCCTCGTCTAGTAAATGGGTTACTCATTTAAGTCCTCCGTTGTACTTAATTTTTTATTAAGTATAGACTGAAAACAACTGTGTGTAAAGGTCGGAAGTAACATTTCGCTAATAGGATTTTTATTATGGCCAGTAGACCAAGATAAACAAGGAACACCCTTCTCATCCCATGCTACTAGGGCATATCCTTTAATATCCATTTTATCAGTTATTTTGATACAAGCATCATGAAAAGCTTGTATTACTTGATCATCTTGTGCTTTTTCAATCTCTTTAGGACTAGGAACTTTTTTTTTTATAGGTCTATACTTATTAAGAGTAATAATGTTTGTTTTTATGGCGTTGTTTCCTCTGTTCATAAGTTTCATCTTCGGGATCATCAGGATGAGCGACTAAAAAGCCATCACGAATACGCAATAAAGCTTGTACACACGTATCATGAACATCATCAAACTTTCCATAAGGAAAAGCTGCTGATTCCTCTATTACACTTTTAGTCCAATCTTTATCTAAAGTAAACACTAATCCACCTTCAAACATTGAAGCTACTGAGTGCGTTCTGGATACCTTATCTCTATCGGGAGTATAAGTAATTACCGGTACTCCTGACCTTCTCATATCTTGTATTAATGATTGGCCTGAAGCTCTTTTCTCAATTAATACTTGATCGGGATACCATTTTTCATAAGTTTCTTGGGCTCTTTTTCTTAAATCAGGATATTCTAATCTTTCTTTCCAAGCATCTAATAATAAACATGCAGCATAGGGTTGATTTTCTTTATCTCTAGCTGTATAAACTCCCCATGTAGTACATGCAGAAAAGTCTGCGGAAGCTTTAGTAGAGAATGCAGTATCATAAGATTGAACAACATATGATAAAGTGGGAATTTTCTTTTCTGGATATATCTTCCACCAATCTCTTTTAATAATGGATCCTTCATCAGCAGCTGGTTGTTGTTGATAAAGAGCTGACCATACTCGTTCTCCTACTGTACTTCTAATTTGTTCTAAAGCTTCTTTCGAATAAGCTTCAGGCCATAACGCATTTCCTTTTGAATCTATTGCTGGTAAATCTAAAATTTTCCAATCTTCTTTACTTTCATTTAAAATGTGACCAGCTAAATCATCTTGGTGCCATCTAGTTTGAATTATAATAATTTTTCCACCTGGCTGTAATCTAGTATAAGCGACTGACTTATACCACTCGATTAAATTTTTTCTTTGAACTTCTGATTCTGCGTCCTCTCTTCCTTTTATAGGATCATCTATAATTAATAAATGCGCACCTCTACCTGTAATTGCTCCTCCAGCACCTACAGCTGAATAAGTTCCTCCTTGCATTGTATGAAATCGTTTAGCTGAAGTTGAATCTGATCGAAGGCCTACTTGTGGAAATACATTATTAAAGTCTGGACTAATAATTTGATTACGGACCTTTCGTCCAAAGTCATCTGCTAGTTCTTGAGCATAAGTAGATTGTATAACAAATTCATTAGGATTATTTCCTAAATACCAAGCTGGAAAGAACTCAGAACATAACATTGACTTTCCATGTCTTGGTGGCATAAAAACTGCTAGTCTAGTTATTTCTCCTTTTTCTAAAAGTTCTAGATTTTGAGCAATTAATCTTATATGAGCAGGATCCTTATAGCCGGGATATATATGTTTAGCATATTGTAATAAAGTTTTACGAGCTTGAGAAGTAGATAGTAGTTTATTTAAATGTTCTACTACTTCACCCGCACGTTTATCTTTGGTTTTTTTGTATATCTGAATAGCTGACTTTAACTGTTCCTTGATCTGGAGTTTTTGCATTCTGTAATCCTTGTCCTACTGCTCCTTTTTCTCTATAATCTTCAAAAGCTTTAGTTAATTTTATAAAAGGTTCTACTTCTTTTTTAACAATTTTTTGCCAATGTAAAGAAGGTTGTCCTATTTTATCTAAATACCAAGCTAATTTAGAAGCATCAGCAAATCTTTGATTTATCATTTTTTGATGATGTAAGTCTCCTTCTTCTTTGGGGTTTCCTTCTTTATACACTCTACTTTTAAAAATTTCGTCATCATTATTTCCTGTTATATCAGCTCTATCATGTAAAACTTTAACTGGTACATCTTGAAGAACATCTAACATATAAGCAATCTCTGAGAGCCACGCATCATTTTGGCCATGTAAACTTAAATGATCTAGACATCTAAACCAATCCCAGGGTACAATAGGAAAAATACTGTAAGGATGATCAGTTGATTCTTTTACCCGGAGCAACTTAAATTGGCCATCAAACTTTCCTATTTCTGAATCCCAATCTTTAGTTTGCATTATAGCATCGTCATTAAAGATCATGATCCATGTACCTTGAGCATATACAGAGAGAGCATTATTGTATCTATGTAAATTTTCGTAACCTAATCTTTTAAACTTAATTACTGATCTAGCAGGATGTTTAACATCTTTTAAAAAATCTATACTTTCCTTATCATCGTCATCTACTCCATAAAGTAGTTGAATCTTATCGGGTTCTTTAGCATTATCTAATAATGATTCTGTACATCTCTTAATTAAAGGAATTCTTTTACGAGTAGGAAGTAAAACTGATATGGACATATTTCACCTTATTCTGTTTATATGAATATATAAACAAAAATATTTGCCCACCGTCCTCCCTGTTTCTAGTAAGTCTCCCTACCGTTTAGTGAAACAGCACCTAAATTACTTTTTATTTCGTAAAGAAACTATTAAAGTTCCGTAATAGTCAGTAATTAGGTTCAGTGACAAAATTATTTTTTGTAGTATCCAAGATATTAATAAACTTGCATATCTACACCATTTTAGTATAAGCTGTACTATATAAATAGGAGTTAAAGTTACTCCCATTAACAATAAGCATATACCCACTGTTATAAAATCTAAAGTTTTTTCCAATAATTTAATTCGTTAAGTTTAAGAAAGAAAAATGATTAAAGCTATAATACCAACTATTGCTATTCCACAGCTCCAGTTAGTTGATTTACATAAAGGACACATTCCGTCTTTCCATAATTTTGAAGAAAAAGGTATATATTGACACACATTAAAAGTTTTAAGCCAAGACACTAAACTTTTAATTTTATTTTTTATTTTTAAAATCATAAGATACTCCTTATATTTTTTCAGTAGGCTACTATTTAAAAAGCAAAATGTACAGCTATAAAATTTATATACATTTAACTCATTCATCACTCTTTCTTACTCTTTCTCCCTCGAAAGAGCCCATTCGCTTTTTAAACTTAATACGTTTTTTTTTAATTAAACTTAATACGATTTTAAATCGTAATCTA